AACAACTGGCTGCAAGATTTAGACTCGCTAACGTAGGTGCTGTTATTGATAGTGCAAGAAAAACACTTGCAGAAAGTGGTATGTACATCTATAACAATAGAGTGAAAAACTCTAAAGGTGAATCTATTCGTAGATATCGAATGGGTAAAATTAGTGCAAGTCTAGCGGCTGCAGCTGCGGCTTAACCTTCCTTGTCTTTGTTGCCTCTTGTCTTTCTGATGAGAGGCAACTTTTTTCTAAAGGATTTATATTATGCAAATTTCAAAAGATACGATTGATATATTGAAAAACTTTTCTGAAATAAATCAGAACCTTCTTGTCAAAGAAGGCAACACACTCTCTACTATTTCTGTAATGAAAAACATTCTTGCAGATGCAGAGATAACAGAAAGCTTTCCAAGAGAATTTGGTCTATATGATTTAAATGATTTTCTTGCAAAGGCTTCGATACATGATGATTGTGAAGTAGATTTTGATGAAGTAAAAGTTTCTTTCACAGGTAAAAATAGTAAAGGTACAAAAGGTAAAGCTCATTATGCTGATCCGTCTGTTTTAGTATATCCAAAACAAAGTATTTCTTTTCCTGAAGCAGTAATTGAATTTGAATTGAAAGAAAAAGATTTTCAATGGATTAAAAAGGCATCAGCGATTACAGGTCTCCCAGACTTAGTTCTTCAGAGTGATGGTGATGTAGTGAAGTTAATTGCTACTGAAAAACAAAATGATACCTCTGATGATCAAGAACTCATAATAGGTGATGGTAACGGCAAAAAATATGTTATGGCTTTTAAAGCAGAGAATATAAAAATACTTTCTGGTGATTATACTGTTTTTATTGCCGAACAAAAGATATCAAAGTTTGTTCATAAAACTAAAAATATTGTATATCATATTGCATTAGAACCAGACTCTACTTATGAGGGATAAATTATGGTTGAAGAACGTGAAGATTTTCTGTGGGTTGAGAAGTATCGACCTGCCACAATAGAGGATTGTGTTTTACCTAAAGATATAAAACAAACATTCCTAGATATAATCGAAAAAAATGACATACCAAACTTACTTCTATCTGGTCCTGCAGGTGTAGGTAAGACTACTGTTGCAAAGGCTCTTTGCGAACACCTGAACTGCGATTACATTATGATTAATGGTTCTGATGAATCAGGCATTGATGTATTGCGAACAAAGATAAAGAACTTTGCATCAACAGTTAGTCTAAGTGGTGGCACAAAAATAGTCATACTTGATGAAGCAGATTATTTGAATCCACAATCAACACAGCCTGCCTTGCGTTCTTTTATAGAAGAATTTTCTGGCAACTGTCGTTTCATTATGACTTGTAACTACAAGAACAAGATTATTTCCCCTCTACATTCTCGGTGTAGTGTAATAGATTTTCGTCTGCCGAAAACAGAGAAAGAAACTATCGCAGAGACATTCTTTAATCGAATTAAGTTTATTCTTGATGAAGAAAACATAAAATATGAAGAACAGGTGATTGTAGAAGTTATTATGAAACACTTTCCTGATTTCCGTAGAACACTCAACGAATTACAAAAGTATAGTTTGAATGGTGATATTGATATCGGTATTCTTTCTCAAGTAGCAGAAATCAATATCCATACTCTTATGAAGTTTTTAAAAAAGAAAGAGTTTGAAAATATGCGTAAATGGGTCGTAGAAAACATGGATAATGATCCTTCTATGATATTCCGAAAACTATACGATTCTTTTTATGAATATGTCGAACCTACATCTATTTCAGAATGTGTTGTTGTTTTAGGCGAGTATCAATATAAGGCTGCTTTCGTAGCAGATGCAGAGATTAATATTGTATCGTGTTTAACAGAAATAATGATGAGGTGTGATTTTAAATAAGGACTATATTATGAAACTAGGTGATTATTTAAAAGCGATTAACTACACAAAAGAAAAACTAATGGATACAGAAGATGAAAGTGTAGAGAAAGAATATCCTGCATTTGTTATTAATCGCTGTTTGAGTTATTTTGTAGATACCATTGCACTTGCAAACGAAATGAACAAAAGACCACTTTTACCGAACAAACTCCAGTTCGATTTTTTACTAAATATAGTAAGAAGCAGAAAGCGTTTCAAAAAATGGGACAAGTCAGAAAGTCCTGAAAACTTAGAAACGGTGAAAGAATATTATGGGTACAGTAATGAGAAAGCACAATCTGCTTTAGATATTCTTTCAGATAATGAACTTACTTATATGCGTAGAAGAATTGAAAGGGGTGGATAGAAAATGAATGAGAATATCGAATGGAGTCCCGATGAAATGGTTGAAGTGGGTTTGCGAGATCCACAGGACTTCTTGAAAGTCAAAGAAACACTAACAAGAATTGGAGTATCTTCTCGTAGAGAAAAAAAGTTATTTCAGTCTTGTCATATCTTACATAAACAAGGCAAGTATTACATTGTCCATTTTAAAGAACTTTTTGCGTTGGATAAAAAACCAACGAACTTTTCTGAGAACGACCTTGCAAGAAGAAACACAATCACGAACTTACTTGCAGAGTGGGGATTGGTGGATATTGTAAGTCCCGAGGTAACAGCAGACCCAGCCGCACCATTGAGTCAAATCAAAATTTTGGCTTATGGTGAAAAAGACGAATGGGAACTTTGCCCGAAGTATAACATTGGCAGAAAAAAGAAAGAATAAAATTTCAATCCGACCGAGGGTCATTGGAGAATATCTCTTAATAATAAAGTAGTATTGATGTTCTTTGCGGCTATAGACGCTCCAATAGGGAAAGGCATCTTGAGTTATATTCAAGATTCGTAGGGAGAACATTGACGATAAGTCGTGTTTAGTGTAGGTCGGTTCCTTTTTTTTCAATTACAATTAATGGAGGGTTATACGAATGGCTTGGCTTCCGTCACTCAAGTACTACAAGTTACACCCAGATGTTCCTTCACCTAACTTTAAAACAGAAGGAGCAGCTTGTTTTGATGTATCTGCATTTTTGACAGCTGAAAATCAATTAACAGCATATACAGTCGATAATAAAAAAACAAAATTTCATTGTAAGAGAGATACATATTTACAATGGTCAAGTGAATCATACAAACCTTATATAAATGTACCTTATGGTTCTAGAGTATTAGTGCCAACAGGATTAATTTTTGATATACCAGAAGAATACTATTTGAAAGTATATACACGCTCAAGTAGTCCACTCAAGAATGGTTTAATGTTAGCAAACTCAACAGGCATTATTGATTCTGATTATATACATGAACTATTTTTAATGTTGACGAATGTTCATAGTAATCGTTCTGTTAGAATAAATCATTTAGATAGATTATGTCAAGTTGAAATGAGAAGAAAACAAACTTACAATCTTGTAGAAACAGATAAAAAACCAGAACAGAAAACAGATAGAACAGGTGGATTTGGTTCTACAGATAAAATGAGTGATGGTATATATCAACCACATTTAATTGATCCAAAACTATTTGAACAACAAACTTCTGTATTTAAACATAAACATAGGATAGTACCTAGATAAAACTGATAGAGGATTTTTATAGAATGAAGTATAAACCATATTTTCTTGAAGATGTAAAATCTTCTGCTGAAAGAAAACTGTTTACAGTTATATCTACATTTGCTGGTGGTGGGGGTTCTTCTACTGGTTATAAACTTGCAGGTGGTGAGATTCTTGCTGTAAATGAATTTGTTGATGCAGCCTTAGATACATATCATGCAAACTACCCAAACACACCTTCTCTTACTGGTGATATAAAAGATTTAACAGGTCAAGACTTTCTTGATTTAACAGGACTGAAAAAAGGCGAACTTGATTTATTAGATGGTTCACCACCATGTTCTGCATTTAGTATTTCTGGTTCAAGAGAAAAAGGTTGGAACAAAGAAAAGAAATATAGTCAAGATAAAAAAGTAAGTAATGTAGAAGATTTATTTTTTGAATATATTCGTATTGCAAAAGATATTCAACCAAAAGTATTTGTTGGTGAGAATGTAAATGCTATTATGTTTGGAGAAGCAAGAAAATATTATAATCGTATTATTATGACAATGGAAGATTGTGGTTATACTGCAATCGGTGATGTATTAAATGCAGCCGATTTTGGTACACCACAAAATAGAAGAAGATGTTTTTTTGTTGCGATACGAAATGATATACTTGAAAAAACAGATTTAAACTTTATGACACTATCAAGTAGTATCTATCCTCAACCAACATACAAAGAACCTGTTACGATATACGAAGCAATACATGATTTAAAAACAGATGAAACAGAAGAACAAGAACTATTTGATGCAATAGAAAATGGTTTTCTTTCCAAATGGTTGCCGCAGTTAAACGAAACATATGGAGTAAATCTAAAAGACAAACCAAAAAAAGGTTCAGATGTTCACCCTACAGGCTCATTATTTAATTTGGTTCGACCTGCGATTAATTTACCATGCCCTACAGTTACACAAATGGGCCAACAGAAAAATGTTTCTGGTGTATTGCATTATGAAAAAGATAGAAAACTATCTAGTATAGAACTAAAAAGAATACAGGGTTTACCAGAAGATTATATATTGACTGGAACATTTAATCAAAAAGCAGAGAGAATA